GCAGTCACTTCGGAATCAGAGATTGGGCATTCTGCTAACGCTGCAGGCATAGCTATCTCTTTCCAATCCACGAAGTCAAAAGCATTGTGCAAGATGTCAGCAAGCACGCACTGCAGCGGGGACAAGTTTTTATCCGCCCTTGACGCTGCAGGCGCTACCTGCTTTCGCATTCCTGATTCCATGCAGTTGCCTAATAGCTCGGCCACGGTATCCCGTAAGTGTTCCGGGGAATCAGCTATTGCCAATCCTCCAGAATCTCCTTCCATCGTTCCGCGTATTTCCTGCGCTATCATTTTTGCACCTGTTTTCAAATGCGCTGATTGCTCGGCATCCTCATAGATCCATTGCTTGATACGCATTGTATCTAGATCATGTAAAGGTCTAGGCATCACATCCTTTCAGGAAGGTTTTTACCTGTTTCTCTAGTTCGATCAGCAGAGGGAGTGCATCCTCTCCTTTGGCATTTGCAATTGCTATCTTTCCGTAGCGGTATGTGGTGTTATCCCAGCAAAGCGAGCAGAAATGCGTCTGCACTTTCTCTGCGTTACGTTTGCTCATGCGGCCAAGTCCTAAAGCACCTTCCGGCACTCTTGTACTAAAATCGACCTCTCCACTCTGCCAGCAGAATAGATATCCTTTTTTGTTTTTGTTAACCATCGTTAGCAAGCGGCAAGCGCAACCTGGAGGGCATCTTGTTTGAACGCTGCAGCACTTCCAAAAATGTTGGAGTGCATACGGGCATCCGATTGGCTGATTGCGGTATCGCTAACTCTAATCGTCCGGCTATGGTCCGCCCATTCCGTGATTGAGTTAAACGCGGCCCATGCCGTGCCTTCAATCCCTGGAATGTTTTGACGGGCATTGTCCATGTTAGCTACCCATGAACCGATAACACCCTGCGCACGACGGTAGGCACGGTTCTCTTTCTCCGTTTTAGGATCATTAGGCACTCGCCCATTGCCTTTCTCATAGGCTGCTAAAAAGAATGCTTGGACATCTGCCTTTTTCCATTGCGAGGTAGCAAGGTATTCCGCTTGCTTTTGGAACTGCTTACCGGACTCGGCCACGACTCCTAACACCTCTTGCGCTTCTTCCACGCGGCTAAGCATGTTTTTAGTATGACGAATAGCAACGCCTTTATCCGCACTCGCGCCATTCAGCGCAAAGTTTAGCGTGTTCGCACAAACTACCCTTACTGAAGTTCCAAGCACCCGGAAAGAAGCGGATCCATCATGCGTGGTGCGGAAGAGCGAGAAAGTCTCCACCTCATCTGCTCCTTTGGCCAGTGCGAAGGAATCATTTTTCACGCAAAAGAAAACGTCCCGCCCATTTCGCAAAGAGCCTGCGCTTTCTACTTTCACGCCGGACGATTTACAAACACGCTCGATAAAGTCCGCCACTTCCTGATTCTGGAAAACTTTGTAGGTTTCGCCCACAATGCCCAGAATCTCCGACGTGTCAGAACGGATGTTAGCGAGCTGCGCTGGAACTTCGATTTGCTCACCTGCGTAGGAAGTGACCAATCGGCGTTGCTCTACTGTCCAGCCAAGGTTAGCGGCTTCCATTGCTTCCTTTAGGGAAGGTGCATCAGGCAGGATGATTCCTAGCCCATGCCATGCCTTTTCTTGCGAAAGGACTAGAGAGTCATTCTCAAAGAGATTGTGTGCCATGTTTTTGTTTTGTGGTTTTTTGATTATGCAGCCGGGAAGATCCTAGCCGCTGGTCTATCAGACTAGGGTATCTATCGGCATTTGTATAGCCCTCTAAACGTATTTCTTAGATATATCTTTTTATCTGCCACTTTGGCAGGCTGACTAACGTGCGATTTCGCACAACAGATTAGCTATCTGTTATGACAGAATCCGCTACCACGAGGTTTTGGTGGGGCGGTCGGCATGATAGTTCCTCTGCTGCTTTAGGCGAACAGCTGAAGCACCTCCTCGTATCTGCCTTAGTCCAGGGATGGCGGTGCGATCTCTGCCCACCTGCCCAACACCTTCCTCGTACTCTTGCTGCGTGCGTGGTTTCGTAATCACTCCGCCGTTCTCTGCATTGTCGATCATGCGAGCAAGCTCATCATCCAGTGCTTGATCTCGGCTGTACTTGGCAGATTCATCGACATCCAAGCCCATTGAATCAGTCCAGTATTTAACCGCCATGCCCAGCACATCGATCCGGTCATCATGCTTTAGACAGCCGCGCTCGCGGGTAAGTCTAGTCATCTGGTGGAACAGGCGGTAGGTGACAGTTTCTTCCTGCCCCATTCCGGTGAACGATGCGTCATCCTTTTCAACAATCGAAGCGTTGATAATAAGGCGGTGCTGGTTCATCACTGGCTCCAGCGAATCGATAATCCGCACTTCCTTTTGGATGTGGTGCTTCACTTCGGACAAAGCGCACGCATGTTGCTTCCGGAGGATTGGAGAGAACAGTTTATTGAACATGCCATCTCCGAAGTTGTCCTCACAAATCACCTCATTAACTTTGTGTTGCTTAGCGAGCTTGGCTAATGCAATGAGGGTTTTGTCATCGTAGCCACCTTGGAAGCCTCCGCAATCTATGAGGAACAGCTGGCCGTGTAAAATCTTCATCACAGCAAAGCTCGTTTCGTCAGTTCCTCTGCCGGACGGGTCAATAGCAAGGATGGCCCCTTCGTATGGGCGCAACTTATCGCCAATACTGAGTGGTTTGTAGAAGCGATCACCAGCAAAGCCGACTGCAGGGAACTCCCATTCATCACTCCTTGCCCAGACGACTCTTTCCGGACCTACCTCACTGTTTAGATCCATCACCACAAGATCAGACAAACGCAGCGGGTACTTTTCAGCATCAGAAAGCGTGGTGTCCAGTTGGAACTGAAGCGCATAGCCGGAGCGACCGTAAGAAGCCTCACGTTTTTGCAGCTCATCTTCGCTAAAGCGGAGGTCAGTTGGTGTCCACCACGGCGTTATCTTCCCCGCTAGTTTCGCCATGTTGACGATGTACGGAGCTAGTTCATGCTGCGTTGCATTTAGCTTGGTCTGGTCTTTCGGGAAGCGGGATGGCCAAACAACTTTGTCGTAACCACGCATAGGCAGTTTGTTGTAAAGCGAGTCTTCCGTTTGTGGTGTGCCAAGGTAGATTACTTCTGGAATAGGCGATCCCGGCTCCATCGGCTTCAGGATTGCATCGAACTCGCGCACAGCATTCGATAGCTTTTCACGCATCACTTCCGAGTAGCTATTGTTCGGTACTTCCACGTCGTCAGCAACAATCAAGTCTGCACGCGAACCAGCCAGCTGCCCAAAGATGCCCATTGATTTGACTGAAGGAGCGTGCGCTGCAGGAGCCGGAGCAACATCAAACTGAATCCACGATTGACGCTGATCTCTGCGTGGGCGGAGGTGTTCCAGAATATCCATCTCGTTAATCAGACGAAGACAGAACTGGGAGAAAGCATCTGCACGGTCACGCGAAGCGGAGACCACAAGCACGTTGATCTTTGGATTTAAGTAGAGCCGCCAAAGAACGTAGACAGCAGTAATCCAGGATTTACCAACACCACGGAATGCGCAAATAACTTTGCGTGGGTTGTCACCATGCTGCAGCCACCAAGCCATGTCGAACTGCAAAGGAGTCGGGCCGACTTTCCGATCCGGTCCATGTGTTAGCTGTAGGTAGTCAAAAACGAGAAACAAAAAGTTCCGGAAATCCCGTAACTCTTTCGGAACCATGTGGTCAACCCATTCATCTTTCGCAGACGGGTTAAGTGGATTGAACTTAGGCTGTTTCAGCATCCCCGAAAGGTAGCTTCTTTGCGATGTTTGGCATCTTGCGCTTCAGCTCTTCGATGCCAACCTCAATGTTTTGGTTATTGAGGAACTGGATTGTTGCGCGGATATCAGCATCAGATGCTTCCACCTTTACTTCAATCTCCTCTACTTCGCCATCTACTTCAATGCGCTCTGTTATTGTCCTGCCCTTAATGCGCTCATCTAACAGGCCGCATAGATTCTCCAAAAGACCAAAACCACGCTCACGCACACGCGACTTCTGCATGTCCCGTTCACTGGCTGGCTCTTTTGGAGAATCACTCATCTGGCTTATCCTATCAGGAAGGAAACACCAGCGCGGAGATTTTCACCACGGACATCCCTCCCTTCATGCGCAATGGCAAGGAAGTAAGTGTTGCCCGGACCTTTTGCGATCTTTGCATCTGGTCGAGTGGAGCTGATAAAACGACCAGTGAAACGGTAAGAATCACCTTCGCTATCATGCAAGAATAGGCAGTTTCCACCAATCCCAGCCTCTTGTTCCACGGACATTACGACTACTCCCACTCCATCAGGACGAAGAAATGTATCTGCCTTTCCGGTTGATTCATTGTCAGCGTCTACATTAGTGTTAGGGATTGCAAGTTTAACTGAGGCACTGATGGCTGCGTTATCCGCTGCAGTAAGCATACGGAAAACATAAGAAGAGTCTTCTGGGGTGACGAAGAACTGGTCTCCTTGCACAAGGGCAATAGTGTCTTCTGCACGAGTACCCCACTCCCAAGGATGAAGAGAAGCAAGACGCGGCCTGCGTTGTGGTCGGTCACGGTCTCCTGCAGCAGCCTCCGTGTTGTCGTAAATCTGGGTTTCGATTACAAAGAAAGGTGTGGCGTACTGTGCAGAGCCAATCCGTCTGTATTCAATCCGCGTGCGATCACCAGACGAAGCTGCACCATTTGCTCGCTCGTAAACAAGATGGTAATCGCCATTTGCAGCAAGCGTGACATCGAAGAGACCAACAGCTGCAGAGGCCAAGGCCCAGCCTATCGAATCAGAATCATCAACAGGGAAGGCAGAGATAACCGTAGTTTGCGCAACTAGGTTAGTTGGCGCAGTTGCAGTGTGTGGCCATACCCAAGAGGAAGCACGGATGTCAAAGGTGCGGAAGTTGTTAGCACCTGAGTCGTTGTAAGAGACTTCATGGATGTAGAAGATGGTGAAGCGCCCGTTTGGTTCTGCAACCATGCGAGAGAAACCATCGGATACGCCAAGCGTTACGGTTGCATCAACTACTGCACCTAAACCGCTCGCTTGTCCAAACAGCTGACGACCTTGCACAGAGAATCGTTTGAACTCAATCTGTGCGCTGTTGGCATCATGGATTGTGCCATCAGTCTTCTTACGCACGTAACTGATAATAAACGAGCCGTCTGTTAAGCCGACTACTTCAGGCCGCTTGCACTCATTGTTGCCGCTGTTGAAAGAAGCGTGAGCATTCTCTGCAACAAGGAAAGGTTCCGTCATCGTCCAATCTTCAGGGACGTTTGGTGTTGCGCTATCCTTGTTGAAAACAGGGGTGAAAATGCGTGCGAAAATAGAGCGCGAACCAGCAGAGCCTTGTTGCCAAGCTACACAGTATTTTCCTGAGCGATCCTTGGAGAAGTCGCCGTAAGGGTGTTCTGCCCCATCCGTAGTTTCGGAGATTTCGGCAGAGCGGATTAGTTCAAGTGAGGTAGTCATTTTTAATGGAACAGGCGGAGGACTTATCTTAACCATCTGAATCAACTAAGGAATCTATTTAGTTCCCTTCTTTAGCCCCAGCAGAGGGAGGGAGAACGATGTCTGGATTCAGCATTCGTAGGGTTTCGTGGTAGGTTTCAATCTCTTCTTTAGAAATGTTGCCACTTTGTAAGAGGAGGAGCTGGGCTTGCCCAGTTTGCAGACTACTTAATGTGGTGTCTACATTGCTTGTCCATTGCGTCATCCGGACTACACCAGTGACGACAGCGGCAAGGATTAGGAGCATGACTCCTACAGTGACTTTTGTATCTTTGGTGATTGTTACCACAGGATCAAGCATCAAGTTTTTCCACAGTGATCTGAACACTGTCCAAGGTTACGGTGGAAGCAAGAGAAGCAACAGCACGGAGCGATAAGTAGTTTCTTAGCGCAGTTGAACGAACTTCGATAGTCCATTCGTAAGTTAAGCCAACCGTCTCATCTCCTTTTACATTGATAGGTCGGGAGTTGGTGCGCCAAAGATGGCGAGTTAGTTGTGTGCTAACTGAGCTGAGGTCATCAGTTAGAGCTGCCTTGATTGTGCGATTGGTTGCGGACAAGTTTCGGAAAGCCATGTGGACAGATATTTTCCAGAACCCATCAACTAAACCAATCCGGTGAACAGCGGTATCGGAGCCATCAAACTGCACAGGAGCAACATCGAAGCTCGCAGAAACAGTCCCGTCTTTCACATTCTCTACACCACTTGCGCGTAAAGCGATGCCACCCGTGCGGTAGTCCATGCTGCTTGCAGCGTCCAAACCAGTGCCAGTAATGTTGCCTGCACCATCATCAGTAAACGTGCGGACGACCCCTCCGGTTACTTCAGTCCATTGACCAGAGACAGTTCCAGGCTTAACGCCGATGAGACGAGCGTTTGTGTCGTTAGCGATATTGCCAATAAAGTCGTCCGTATCCACGCTTCCAAGTGTGCGCAAAATACTCGCCGTGTAGCGCTTCTCGTCATTCGCCCTAAGATGGAAAGCACCTGCACCGATTGCAACTTTTGCGTTTGCATCCTCCCACCAGTTTCCTCCTGGATCTAGAATCAGATCAACAACACCTGGATTGTTCATGGCCGGCGTGAAGAGGCCAAGTGCCTTGCTTCTAACGCCTAAGTTTGCGAGTGCGACAGGTACATCAAGCACCTCTGCAAATGCTTGGCTGATTTGCAAGTAACGTGCATCAGCAGCGGACTGCGTAAGGATATCCCAAAGAGCCTGAAGCTGTGCTTTAGTTTGGATGGCCCATACACCTGCAACAACAGCCATACCACTATCGTTATCTCCTCCAGTTACAGCGGGTAAGTTTCCTGCTCCTGCTACGATGTTGTCTGCATACTGTTTGTTGACAGCATCACTTGCAACAGAGGGAGTACCCACATTTGTAATCTTGCGATTGTTTGCATCAAGCGCAGCAGTCAGACTCGTAAGCAGCTCATCGCGTGCAACTCTTTCAGTAAGTTCTTGAAGAGCATAGAGCAACTGTCTCTGCATATTGTCAAGACTTTCTTCTGTGATTGCTGCGCCTGCTGCGAAATCCACAACCAAATCATTCTCCAGGATGGGAGTAATGCGGAAAAGGAAAACACTTTCAGCTCCAACAAACGCAGTACCTATCCAGGTAACTGTAGATCCAGCAACAGTAAAATCAACTCCGTTTACTTTCGCAACACCATCAACAGCAAAGCCAATATGTGATGGGGAGAGAAATGGGTACGGGATACTAAATGCTGTCTGTGCAGCAGATGCAATGTACGTTACGGAGGTATTCATCGTTGGTCAGGAAGCAGACGGGTATCGATTCCAGCGCGGAGATTCCCGCGAGTAGTTGTGACTTCAGCCACGCGAGCGCGGACTTCTGGTACTTCTTTTTGAAGCTGCGCCCAAGCTGCACGGCGATATTTTCCAATCAGACGGCGGACTAAAGCAATGCGTGGTGAGTCAACTTCGTGAGTAGAGAACGGAGACAGGTTGTTGTAACCCTCCGACTCCATCAGCTGCCTAAGCGATACCTGCAGAGTCTTGCCCCCCAGCGTAACGGTTCCATGTAGCTGTAACCAGCGATCATAGGCAGATTGGCCACTAGGGCGTTTAATCGCCCGTAAATCAACACCAGTCTTAGTCGCCCGTGGTGGCGCAAAGCCATGCTTGAGGTTAGCCATCTCTGTGAAAATGACATCATCAGTCACCTCACGGTAAGCGATGGGTTGCCACATATCCATGATTGAGCCGATGGTGTCAGCGCCAGCAGAGCGAGAGCGTTTAACTTCTTCCCCAAGGACGTTACGTACAGGATCAACACTATCACTGTAGAACGGGATGCGGTTTGCTATTGCATCACTGATGCCTTGAAGATCACGAAGCGCAGTGTCACCGGACGTGACTACTGATTGAGCAAGTATGGAAGGAACTACAGACGCAGCTAAACCAGAGATGACTCGTTCAAGATTTCTGTCGGGCGCTTGCAGTGCCTCCACCAACTTAGAGATTCCAGTCAGGTAGGATTTATTGGTTACGTTGTTGGCTAAAGCAACACCGATGCCCATCATCACAGTCTCCAACTGCTCTTGTTCATCTACATCTGCCCAACGACCGTATCCGATTGCATCAGCAGCAACTCCAATGATGGTAGCGAAAGGGTCAAGACGTTGATAGCTGACATAGCCTTCATCAGTCTTGAAGGAGTATGGCTGCCATCCAGATTCTTGCAGGATGCGCTTCTGTTCTGGATCGCTCGGACCACGCCCAGTAATGCGACCTTCTGCAGCCATCGAAGTAAACGCCCAACCCATTCCCATGCCCATAGAGAAGCGACCGATTGCGTCAGCCTTCTTACGCGGATCTCCTGAGATGATGTCCTGCACCAAACGGCGTTGGCTGCTTTGAAGTGCTTTCGCTTTTGCTGGGAATGCCTTAGACGATAAAACTTGAGCAGCACCAATCACATCAAACCGTTGTCCGGCAAACGTAAGAATGTTCATCGGCGTGCGAACGAAAGGAACGAAGAGGCGCAAGAAGGGGTGAGCAATCACGGCCTCTTGCAGCTTGGCTGACAGAGATCCAGGCGGCAACGGTTTCGTAAACGTCACCTCTTCTGCGCGGTCTAGTGCGGTGGAAGATAGCTTGCCGCGTTCGGGATCAAAGTTATCTCGCGTGTAGTTTGATGCGTGATTCTGTGCAAGTGCTGGATCAGTAATGCCATTCTTCTTCGCGTCATCTAAGCCAGCCCGGTATTCAGTTGCACGCGAGTAGGCTTGTCCTTGGAAGAAGAACTTATCCATCTCCTCCACAGCGAACAAAGCCGCATCGTTTGCATTCATGCCGTCTTTCAGTCCTTTGCGAACTAAGTCAGAGCGCAGTTTACCACGGAAGTTGATTTGCTTGAAGAACTCATCAGTACCTTGAAGCGCAGCACCGGGGAAGCGGACAGTTTTACCCAGCCACTTAACCAGAGGACCGAGCCAAGGGTTGTCATCAACACCAAAGTTTTCCGGAGTGATAGCGAATCGTTGTGCATCCGGTAAATCAAACTTGCGATTAGCCGGGTCAATAATACCTCTGTTCTCCACGCCTGCTTTAACAGCCATGCGGAGGGCATCGGTAGTGCCTTGCACTGTGTAAACAATCTCCCTAATAGCATCATGGATTACATCTGCATCGCGTGCAATCACTCCACCAAGGATTGACTCCAACGGGCGGTAGACAGTAGTGATCGCGTTGCCCATCAAGTTCACAGTTAAGGTCTTTAGTCCTGACAAGATACTGTTCATCCAGTATTCCAACAACACTCGTGGAACAAGGCGACCTTTTACAATGCGTGCGAGACGACCAACAGCAGCAGTTCCGCTTACGCCGCCATCCCCAAAGGCAGACTTGAACTGGTCCGCAAGTTTGCGTGCGTTATCAATGCCCCCTGCTTCCGATACAGCTTGACGAAGTGCATCAGGATCAAGAGCAAGCTCACGAACAGGCAAGCGATTGGAGCCAAGGCCACGTCCTTGCTCTGAGATGAGTCCTTTAACACCTGCTTGAAGGTCGGCAAGAAAGGTAGCCGATTCCAAAAACTCCATTGCATTCTTATCGCTTCCGGCGCGAGCAGCATCAGCCAGCTTCGCAACACGAGTGCCGTAAGAAAGGAGCATGGATTTGTATGCGAGTACCCGTGCATTCAGGTTACGCATCAACATGTTGTCTCGCTTCAGGTCTGTAATCAGCCCCGCTTGCATGGAAACAGGGTCACGACCACCAGCCATATCAGTAAGGTGCTGTAATGATTGAGCCTCCTGTTCTGTGAAAGTGATCGGACGTTGAGTTGTTGGGATGTCTGCTTCAGGAAGCATTCCCCGGAACAGTGACTCGTAAGTACGGAGCAACTGTAGTGCGCCTTCCTCACCTTCAAAGTGAGACAGGTTCATGTCTACACGTTGAAGCCGCATGGCTAACAACTCTTCGCGGGAGTGGACGAAACTTCCGTCTTTATTCTTTTCGCGTGGGTTGATGCCAGGATCGAATGCGTTTTCTACACGATTATCGATGTCCTTTAGGATTGCTTCCGCTTCCTCTGTTCCGATGTCTAATCGCTTTGTGCGCGGATCACCTGCAGTAACTTTCGCGCCTTGCGGAATATCCTTAAAGGGGATTTCAACATCAATGCCGTCTCCGTGCTGCTTCAGTAGCTTGACCTTATCAGGAGCAACGCGCATTTCGACTACGACATTTCCAGTGCCATCCGACAAACCAACAGAGTCAGTTGTTACATGGACCGGGCCATCTGATGCTTTACCAGAGAAGAGTTTGTTTGCTTCTTCAACAGAGGTGCGGAGGAACAAGGTAATAGTTCCATCATCATTCAACACAGCTGGCTTACCGGACGAATCAACAAGGCGTTGTGCTTTGCTGTCGTAAGGGATTCCAGATTCTTTGGTGAATGGTTTACGCGGAGCAGCTGCTTTCTTTGGTACATCTACACCACTGCGCTGCGCCCACTTCTGTTGAACCTGCTGAATGCGTGGAGCAAGTTCATTGTCTAGCTGCTTGAGAGCATCACCATGCCCAGCAGCTTTAAGTTCTTGACGGATTGCACGCGAACCCCCACCTTGCTGAAGGAAGAGTTTACGTAGCTGTCTGTGCGCCTTGGCACGGCCAGAACTACCACTGGCTTTCAGTGCAGCAGTGATTAAATCTGCACCAGATTGCGGGTCTTTTAGAGCAGACTCCAAATCCATCTCGACCTGCAGCTTGTCCTTGTATTCCAGGCTGTCAAACGCTTTGCCAAAACCAGTCTTTCCTTCTGGCTGGTTACGCAGCTTGATTGTTTGCTTGTCGATGGCATCTTCAAATGCCTTGGATGTCGGTGATCCGTCGAGTGGGAAATCTTGGCGCATCCGGTCGCGCATCTTCTGGCCGTAGAACTCGCGGAACTTAGGATTGCTCATGCGAGCAGCACCTTCTCCATCGTAAGCA